GGGAAAACGATGATCGTCGAGGAGGCGTCCCTGAAAACGCTGTCGGGGAGTTTCTCGCCGTGCGTGAAGTCCTCGTCGAGGAACGATCCGGTGAACGCATTCGCGCGCATCCCGCAGAGATTGAAATTCTTCCAGATGGCGTCCGTGGGCATCGCCGTGACGGCTCGCCCGCGAAGCGAATTGCCCACCATCTCCAGGGCGGAGCTGTCGGTCTCGACTTTCACCTGCGCAGCTTCCACGATGTCGTGCGGCGCCGTCGCCGCCTCCAGGGCGTAATACAGAGGCGACCCGACCACGGTGTCATCCACCTCGCCGTCGGCGGCCCCATAGAGCGTAGCGCCCACGGCAAAAGCCCCGGCCGCTCTCACTTTGCACGTGCCGCCGTGCTCGTGCATCCGGATGCACGCCATAGCCCCGCTGGCTTTGTATTCCTGCACGACGCCGATGCCCGCCTGTCCGGCGCCGGCATAGATCGCCGTGGCGCCGGAAACCTTGACGCGGCAAAAAGCCTCGATCGCTTCGCCGGTCAGCATGCTGATCGGGCTGTCTTGTTGTCTGGCCATTTTTTATCTCCTGTTTCAGAATTTCGTTCATGCGCGTTCAATTGACTTGGCGACCCCGTGATTCGAGGATCGTCACCTGCTCAGGGACACGCGGCCGGCCGCCTTGCCCCTGCCGTGCACGGTAAGGCCCCGCTGGCTCTCGGCGTCGAGGAACCTCTGATGCAGGGCGGGGTTCTTCGCAGCCAGCCGCTTCGTCGCCTCAGTGACGCTGATCTTCTTTTCCTCCGCAAGCTCGCGGGCCTGCTCCATGAAGTCGCCGCCGGCACCGTCCGCGGCGCTGTCGTGATACGGCAGGCCGGGCGAGCCGGGAGGGGTTGCGGCCGCTTTGGCCTGCAGCCGGTCGCAGTACTGGGCCTTGGCCTCCGTCACGGTCCAGCCCGCTTGACTCGCCTCCATCGCAAAGGCGGGGTCCTTCGCGAACGCCTTATTGATCTCGGCAATCCTCTGCCGCTCCGTCGCGACCGCCTGCTCGGCGGTCGGCTCCTCAACTTTCGGTGGTTCCATAATCGTTTCTCCTTGTTTGCCGTTATTGGGTTCGGCGGCCGTTTTCGGTGGTTCCATAATCGTTTCTCCTTGTTTGCCGTTATTGGGTTCGGCGGCCGTTGCGCCGGTCAATCCATCGATCAATCCCAGGGCCAGCGCCGCCGGGGCCAGCCACACGCGGCCCGTCGCCAGCGGCCGGACCTGCTCGGCCGTCATCCGGCGGCCGGTCGCAACATGCTGAATGAAATGCTCTGCGATCTGGTCCACCACCTCCTGCTCGGCGGCGATCTGGTTCTCCGAGATCGGGGCCCCGGGCACGCCCATGCCCTTATGCTCGCCGGAGCGAATGACGATGGTCCGCACCCCGGCGTCCTCGAACATTTTGCTCCAGTCCCTATAGACCATATAGACGCCGATACTGCCGACCTCCGCATTGCGGCCGGCGGAGATCGACCGGGCCGACGTCGCCAGCCAGTAGGCCGCGCTGGCCGCCAGGTCCTCCACGACCGCCGTCACGGGCTTGGCCTGCGCCGCCGCCCGGATCGCGTCCGCCGCCTCCGTCCCGCCGGCGACCTGGCCGCCCGGCGAATCGATCCGCAGCTCGATCCGCTCGACCCTCGGGTCCGAGACGGCCAAAGCGACCATCTGGCGGATCTCATCGTAGCCCGTCGCCTCGATCTCAAAGTACCGGACCCAGCCCGGCACGGTCTTGAGCAGCACCCCGCTGATCGGGATGGTCGCCACGCCGCCTGAAATCGATAGCGGCAATGGATGGGCGACCTCGATCTTCGCCAGCAATTCTCCCACCTGAACCGACATGCAGCGTTTTTCGAATATATCGTAGGCCCGCTCTTCCATGGCCCACGGTTGTGAAAATAACAATTGATATTCCATCCGCAATCTATTCATCTTTATTCTCCTGGGCGTCGGATGCGGTATCATCCTCGGTCTTGTCGCTCGATTTCTCCACCACCGCCTTGGGGACCTCCAGGCCGCAGAACAATTGCCAGGGGACCTCGACGCCGGTCTTGGCTTCGATTTCCTTGGCCCTCGTGATCGCATCGATCACTTCGCCCTGCCGGGCCATCACAACGTCGTCACGATCCAGATTGAGCTCTTTGAGGACGTGGGCATGGGTCGTCAGACACCGGTCGATCTTGACCCCGTGCGCCATCGCCTCCTTGAGCTGGTCGATCCACGGGAACGCCGGCTTGATCCATTCCGTAGCGACCTCCGCCGGATCGCCGCCGTAGTCGGCCTCTCGCAGCAATGCCGGCAACCGCCATTCGAACAGCGGCTGGTAGTAGCAGTCTTCCTCACCCTGCTGCCAGTCACAGAAGGTCTGATACGCCTGCTCCAGGACAGCGCGGCTCTGACTGTAATTGGCGTTGGACCAGTCCAACAGGATCAGCTCCAGCGGCATCCCGATCGGCAGCCCCAAGAGCCTGAGAAATGTCGATAGAGACTCCGTGAAGTTCTCACCGGGGATATTCCGTGAGATCCCCTCCGCTTTGTCGCCCGGCCTGCCGTGAAAGACGATCGCGTAGTCGAGTTCGATCAGCCGGGACGCGATATCGGCGGAACTATCCGCTGCGGGTTTGTTCGGATCGGCAACACTCTCACCGTATGCCTTGGTCTCGGCCTGGTCCCTCGTGATCGATATGGCGAGCCGGCTGAGCATCTGCCATGCGACGGCCTCGCTGTCACAGACATCGTTGATCCGGTGAATCATGGCGAACGAACTCTGCAAAATGGGTTCACCGCGCGTCTGGCTGGGCCTGCCGGGGGTCGTGAAGAACAGAAAATCCTTCGCCTCGATTTTCTGCCGGCTGGTCGGCGAAATCCGCCCCTGCTTTCCGTAAGGACAGACGGAATATGAGACCGGCTTGCCGTCGCCGTCGAGCTCGATCCCGGTCTGCACCTGGTTGCCGGTGGCGATCTGCTCGGCCTCGATATACTGGACCAACCCTTCCGTCCGTTTGATGCAGCCGGTGTCCCCGCAGAGCATCGCCTCGCGGCATACCATCGCCGCCGCTCGCGATCCGGTCAGCAGTCCCCGGACATCAGGCCGTTTATGCCATTTCCGCCAAGCGGCCTCGATCCGCTGCGACATGTCCCGGTCCGGCATCAGGACCCGCAGACCGAAACCCCGCCCGACGATGTAGGAAACCGCCCGGTCGATAATCCCCCGGTAAATCGCATTGTCGCGATAAAAGGCCCGGCTCTGATTGATCAGGTTAGCCCGGTCGTATTCGAGGTGCAGATCGGCGGAGCCCGCCGGATAGGAGCGGCCGTCCCGCGTCGCCACCCGGGCCGAACGGTAGCCGAGCGCGGTGTACTTGCCGTGGCCGCCGCTGACCTCCAGCTCGTCGGCTTTGTCGAGCGAACGGGTTGGCATGCGGACTTCCGTCATAGATCGTTGATCGCCTTGGCCCGCGTGAAACTCGTGCGGGGCTGGTTCGCGGTGTCGTGGATGTTGAGATGTGCCTCAATGTCCTTCCTTGTGCTCTCCAGACTCTCGTAATCCATTCCCCGGCCATCGGCGGCCCGGCTGGCCATGGGCCGGCGGACCTGGAGGAACCGGATCGCCTCCAGCGCTGAGCGGGCCTTCATGACATCGCCCTCCCAGAGCAGATTGTTCATGTACTGGTCGATGCCGTCCTGATACGTCGAGATGCTGGTCAGAGCCATACCCGGTTCCCGTGGGCAAAAGAAAAGCGGCCGCACTGAGGGTACAGGCCCCAGTACGGCCGCTTGTCTTTTCTTGCGTCGCCTCGCGACCCGCCGGCCGCTACGCGAACCCAATATTCAATTGTCCGCTGTGCCCGCTCCCGTGGCCGCAAGATCGACTCACGTTACGAGCATATCGTAAGGACCCACTTTGGACCGGGATAATAGCCGCGTCAAGACCCAAAAAACGCCGTGACGAAAATTCTTTACATATCTGTAAACAATTTTCGATTTTCGTAATTCGTCAATTCTTTTTCAGATCGGTTTGCCCTCGACTTGGTATCGGGTCCGGCAGACCGGCACCTGGCATTCCCGGTATTGCCATTTGTCTTGCGTGCTGCGGGCTATGGTGTCCGTCGATTTGCACCGTGGACACCGGCTCCGCGTCGGGAAGGCATATGTCGGCTGCACTTGGATCGGTTTGTTCGTTTTTTTCGACATGAGCGATTCCTTTCAGTCATAATGCGTTCGAATCTTTCGTTGTGTGGCCGGCGCCGCCGTCGGCGGGGCGGGGGCCGGCTTGGGCGTCGGCTCCTGCGGGAGGGGCGGCATCGTCCCGACGCCGATCAGGACTGCGGCGAAGACGCCGTGATACGCCGCGTCCCACGTGTGATTGTCCCGGCCCTCTTTTTTCTGGACCCAGACGGGATACCTCGCCTTCACGATCTTCTGCTCGCTGCACAATTCCGAAATGGCATAGCCGGGCAGGTCCGCCGGCAGGTGCATATAGCCCGGCCCGGGCGTCTGCGCCTCGAACAAATGCCGCCACAGGCGATCCTTGAGTTCCAGTGTATTGAGGTCGTACCGCGTCAGGACGGCATCGATGGCGACCTTGGCATAGGTCCGGTTCATCCGCCGGGCGGCACCGAGAACCGGGATCATATTGCCCCGATAGACCACGGGCCGGCAGGCGCGGCAAAAATCCTTCACGGGCTCCGGCCGGTAGCCGCAGTCGATCGTCACCGCCGAGGGCAGCATCCACGCGCCATCCGCCGAGAGCCAGGGCTTGACGATCAAAGGCCGAAGCGGCTCGAAGCTCTCCACCTCGCGAGTATCCGTCGTTTCGATCTGGCCCACCTCGATGACCCACGATTCGTATTGCCAGCCCCAGCCCATGACCAAGTACCGGAACCAGTTATCGTGCACGTCGATCTGGATCGTGATTCCCTGGATGCCCCAGGGCACCGGCTTGCCCGTGGCGATCTCGGCCGATCGGTAATCGGCCCGGTGCGTGAGGAGCTTCTGGGCGTCGGTGTCGGCCGTGGTGTCCCGCCAGGGCTGCGCCTCCTGATTGTTCAGGAAGTTTTTGAGCCCGCCGATCTGGCCGGTCTTGAGCATCAGCTGGCCGCGGACCCAGTCGACGCTCATTTTGCGGATCGCCCGCAGCTTGGGGTGCACCATCAGGCAGCGGACCCGGGCGCTCTTGTACGCCGACGGTTTGACCACGCCCTCGATCTTGCCGGCCCGGCCGGCCGTCACGCCCGCCGGAAGCCAGATCCCCTTCTGAAGATTCGCCCCCCGGGCGTAGTCGCTCCAGACTACGCCGCACGATGGGCAGTGGTATCGCACATGATCCTCGGATGCGTACTCTTTCAGCGAGAGCCAGGACCCGTCCTTCTCGCGATCGAGGACCGCATAACTGCCCGGCTGCTCCTTGTCATGCCAGCGGGGGATGTGCCAGTAGCTGCACTTGTGGCACGGCACCCAGAACTCGCAACGGTCGGCGGACTCGTACTCCTCGTCCGCCAGATCGCCCGTTTCGCGGGCACTCGATACTTTGACCATCTTGCGGACCGGGGCGTAGGTTTCCTGCCGGCCGCGCAGATGGTCCAGGGGACTCATCTCGCTATTCTGGACCGTCATCGGCCACAACGCCACCTCGTCACAGAACTCGATCCCTTCCGGACTTTCCGCCAACGCCGTCTCGCTGGTCACCCAGGCGAGCACGAGAAGCAGGTCCTTCAGCTCCGTCGCCTCGCCGACGTTCAGGTTCCTGATGTCGCCGTCGATCTGGGCCATCAGGAACGGGTTCGCCTCGAACAATGCCCGCAGACGCTTCATCCGCTTGTTGAGCGATTGCCGGTCCGCCATGACGAGCATCGTCGGCATCGGCATGAACCGGATCGCATAGGCCAGGCAGACCGACATGAAGAGCGTCTTGCCGAACTGCAGAGGTCCGAGCAGCGTGATCTCCCGGACCAGCGGATCGCAGAACCAATTGCACAAGTCGCGCATCCACGGCGCCCATTCGAAACTGAACGGGCCCGACAAGCGAGTTTCCTTCTTCGGCAAGATCAACTCACGCGGCGCCCAGTCCACCATCGACGGGATCGGAGGCGGATCGAGGATCTCCAACTCCTCCGGCAGGAGACGACCGCTGTGATTCATTATGAATGATCGATTATGGATATTTACCTCGCCAGGTCCCACGGGGTCTGCTGCATTTCCTTATGATGGATCATGCTCTCGCAACCGGCGACCAGGACCAGAAAGGTCAGGTCCCGGACCATCAGGGAACGGGGGCCGGTTCGCTTGTGAATCCACGCCGACAATCCGTTGCTGCCTATCCACAACAGGAAGCACGGCCACAATCGGAAGTTGTTCAGGATCACGCCCGCGACCGCGAGGATCATCGCGACCCAGCCCAACCACTCAACCCATCTGCATTCATCTGCGTTCATCTGCGGTTTCCACCTTCATCAGTAGTGCCAGCCCTTCTTCGATCTTGAGCCGGGCCTCCTCGGGCATCGGGATATCCGGCGACGTGGACTTGTAGGCCTTCTTGATGGCGCCGAATACGGCGAGGATCTCTTGCTCCAGCTCGCCCTCGTCTTTGCCGCAAAAGCTCTGCGCCCATTCCTTCGCCCGGAAAGGACTGATCAGGGCCATCAGGCAATGGGCCCGGCGATTGAGCTCCTCGACGTGGATGGCGATCGGGATCTCCCGCCCTTCTGCGTCATCGTTGTCCCTTTTTTCCCGCCGCATTTTCTCGGTCTGCAGGGGATTGAGACCGGCCGCTTCCCGGCCGCCCGTGGCCTTGTCCCGCTCCCATCGGCGAAGCCAGTCGATGACGCGAGCCAGCGAGTAGCTGCCGTCCATATTGCGGGGGCAGCCGTTGTCCTTCGCCCACCGGTCCCATTGCTCTCGCTTGATCCCCGTCGCCGCCTCCATGCGGCTGGGGCGAACCTTCTGAGTATCGAACTCGCCCGCAGGCTCCGCCCGATTGCCGAACAGATGCTCCACGGCCTCGATGGCGTTCCGGTCACCGGCGAGGACACGCTCAGCCAGTTTCGCCTCCGCCGCGTCGAGAAGTGCGAACCGCTCCCGGTCCCATAGGTCCCGGATGACATGGTCCTTGGCGTAGATGGCCTTGAAGCTGCCCCGGGGCAGCAGCAGCAGCTTATCCGCCGCCTCCGGAACGATGTATCGCTTCCCGGCCACGTTGCGAACCCGTTGCAGCAGCCGGCCGCGCTCCCACGCCGCCGATAGACGCTTGGACGTCTTGAGCAGGTCGGGAAGATCCGACACACCCAGCCGCTCGCCCGCCGCCGCCAGGTCGGGACATTCAAACCCAGCCTCCCGAACCGCTTGAATCGGCGGCTTGGGCTTGGCCTTGGTTGTCTTCGGCTTCATTTGTAAATCATAATTCATAAATCGTAAATCGTCAATCAAAATAGGCTTTTCGCCGCCATTTGCTCCGTGATCCACCAGTCGCACAGGCCGATGGCGTCGGACATATCGCCGCCAACATCCTCGGCGAGATGGCCGGCGTACTGCGGATAGGCGGAGGCGATGGCGAGCTGGCGGTCCCTCTTGCGCTGCCCCCGAGTCCAATCGTTTTCCAGGATGGGCAGGACCTCGCAGTCGCCGTGATCAGCCGCCCAGATGACCGCTGCCATAGCTGCCGCCCCGACTCCGCAGCCGTAGACCGCCAGACCGGCGCCGAGGCCGCCGTGACGGCGCTCGTTGACCTTGCCCTTGGTCCACTCCACCAGGATCACGGCCGGCATCAGGGAATCCAGCAATCGCAGGAGATCGCACCGGCACATCTGCATAATCCGCTCCCAACTGCCGTCCGACCCCTTGGCTGGAGTGATGACGCCAACATCAATCAGTGTTCGGCTGCGCTGCATAGCCGCGTAACCAATGATTGTGGACGACGGGTCCAACCCAACGATGATGCCGCCAGAACTGCTCATAGCACCCGCCATAACTGCCGCAAATGCAACAACTTATGCACGTAACACCCACAAAAAAAATTCCACGAGCCGGCGAGCACGGCCCCTCTTTAAA